GGCTTGAACTGTATCGTTAGACATCGTGGGTTTAAAGCCCCCAAGGGCGGGACAGGGCGGGAGCCCAGTGCCATCAGCCGTGATTATATCACGGACCTATGTCAAGCGGTATTAGGCTATCTTATCCCTGATCATCTCCTACTGCCTGCTGCACCTGCGTGGCTACATAGTCGTCAAACAGGTTGATGATCGCTTCGTAGGCCCGCAGTTCACCCACCGCCGCAGCGGTTAGTTTCTCATCAGCCACGGTCACATCGTTCATCAGATCCAGCAGCGTGTTGCGCTGGATCTCTCGCAAGTGGTCGATAAACTCCTGGAACGCCTCGGTGGGCGCAAGGCGCACCAAGGCGACCTGGAGCAGTTCGACCCGTTCGCGGGCGGTGAGGAGGTTGCGTTTACGAGGAGGCATTGCGAGGTGAGGTGGTAGCCGGCATCGGTCCAGGCATCTGGGCGCCTAGGCGGCCAATGGTGGCGTTCTGCTGCTGTTGTTCCTGGAACTGGTACTGCTTGGCGCGAGCGTCGATGCGTTCGCGGAACGCTTGGTCCTGCGAGTACCGCTGCTGGACGTCCGGCTGCTGCAGGTACTGCTGGATGACCTGCAGGCCGAGCTGCGGCGGCGTGCCAATGCGGATGTTCTTCGGGATGCCGGCAAAGATCTGCGCCAGATCCTGCTGCTCGTCGTTGACCACCTGCTGCTGGCCCGCCTTGACCGGGCGGATGATGCGCTCGGCGATGTTGGGATCGATGGAGGAGACAAACGCTTGGAAGAGCGCCGACCAGTCGCAGACGCCATCGCGGTCGAGCGACTGGGCGCCTTGGATAATGGCCGTCCACTTTTCCGCCATCGACTTGAAGTCGGTGCTCTGGACGTCCCACGAGAGGTAGAAGTCGAACTCCTCGTTCACGTCACCTTTCTCAAACATCATCGTGTCCGCGTCCTTGACGCCCATCACGCGAAAAACGACCTGCTCCTTGCCGTACTGCTTATAGAGCTTCCAGATCTGGCGGAAGCTCTTGGACAGGCAGGTCAGGAACTTGTTGATCTCCCATTGATTGTAGATCGGGTCAACGGAAGGATCACCCTTCTGCGCGGCAAAGCCGTTGTACTCCTTAAACGAGGACTCCAAGAGCGACTCGGAGTTCTCCGTGTTCATATCCGGAATCGGCCGGTCGGCGTAGTGATACTCGTTCGGCCGGCGCTCGGAGATAAGCGCACCTGGACCCCAGCGGCCCGGCGGGCGGCCCTGCGGGTAGCAGATGGGCGGAAGGATGGCGAGGGACGCGGCGTCGATGCGACTGTCCTTGTGCGCCTTGATCTGATCCTGCCACGGCTTGCCCGGCTCGGGGACGCCCCGGCTGTCGTGCAGCTTTCGGCTCAAGTACTCGCGGCGATAGAGGACAAACGGATACTCGCCGTGGGCGTAACCCAGAAGGCCGTGCTTGGCGAAGCCCGATTGTTTGTCGTCCGGCGGCATCTGCGGGTTGAAGACCGTGCAGTAGATGCCCGGCACACCATCCTCGTCGGACAAACGCTGATAGGCGTAGACGATGCCAATCTTGTCCGTGAACCGCTGCTGCGTGTAGACGAACGAACGGCTGATGGGTTGCGTGTACTCGGAGGGGCTGATGGTGATCAGCCGGCCACGCTGCGTCTCAATCGCCTTTTCCACCCAGTCCTTGTCCCAGCCGTCATCGCGCACCAACTGCCGGAGCTGCTCGGCGGTAAAATACTCTACCCGGTAGATGCCAGGCACCCGCTCCAGATCCAGCGAGAACGACGGGATGAACAGGTTTTCATCCAGGTTGAACGCCCGCAGGACGGGGTAGGACCGCTCCGGCCCTTCCACTGGCACCGTGGTCTCAGCAGTCTTCCGCAATTCCTTGAGCATCTTGGTCGCCTTGGACCGGCTGCAACCGTACTGCTCCTCAAAGATGGACTTCAAGTCCTCCTCGGCGGCCTTGTCCTCGATCAGGGCAACAATGTCGATCTGCGGGAACTGGAGCTGGAGATCCTCCAGCCGGACATTGACCAGCACCTTCTCCCGGCGTTTCTCCCAGAACTGACCCATCACGGCCAGTCCCTTCTCGTTCATATAGTTGGCGGCAATCTCAACCTCCCGATGCACCTCTGGAATCTGCGTCTGGATCAGCCAGCGCATAAAGTTGGTCACGAGGTTGGACCGCTCCATATCGTTGGTGCCAACCGGCACCGCCGAGAGGTTGGCCCGCTGGAAAGCCATACACTCCATCGCCACCTTTTTGTTGATGATGTTATCAACGAGGAAGACGCGCAGATCGGACGCGCCGTCCCAAGGCGTGGGGCTAGTCTTGCTGCCCTCGCGGGAATGCTTCTTCCCGTCCGCTGACTGGCCGTTCCAGATGGCGTACCGGGTCTGGTAGTTGACGCGGCACTGATCGACGTAGGGCTGGTTGTCGGCAACGCAGTCCTCAAAAGCCTTGCAGATCAGGTTAAAATCAGGAGCGTTGTCGCCGGACGGGGCCAGTTGCAGACTCGGATCGTTGGGGACGGAAGTCTGGAGGGAGTCGATGGAACTCATTGCTTAGGGCGCTATGCGTAAGCCCCTTCCAAGGCAAGTTAATAGCTCCACGTCCGGTTGTCGGTTTGCTGCATTGCCTGCGGGTCCATAAACTCGCAGTTGGCGACGAGCAAATAACGCAGGCAGTCCACTGGATCTTTGGTCGCCTCTTCCTTGCCGCCCTTGGCTGTATACTCACCCATTGAGTAAATCAGGTTCTGGCAGCGGTCAGAGATGTAGAGCCGGGGGCCGTTAAGGGCGGTAATGGGCTTACTCTCATCGTAGGACAGTAGGCCATTAATGAGCTGCAGGCCGTTCTCAATCTCCACGCCGGGGGCGGGGATGAACGTCATTCCCACGTCGTCCAGCTCGGAGATGATGGTGGTTGCCCCTTCGGCGGACTGCCTTTCCGCCGCACCGAGGCGCGGGTCAATGAGCCTTTCTTGAATCGTTTCACCGTCCTCACATTGCTCGATAAGCTCGACGTAGTCACGGATGCCTTTCTTGGAGCCTTTCTGCGCGGGACCGGGTTTGCCTTCGGCTCCGCTGCCGGGCAGTGCCCAGTCGTCATAGTCGGGCCACTCGCGGTAGACCCACCAGGTGCCAGCGGCGTCGATGGCGACCCAGAGCATAAACCAGTTCTTCGATCCAGCAGGGTCCAAAGCCATATACCGAGTGACCGGATAGCTTGGGTCACGGACGAAAGGTAGGGTTTCATATGGGATGACGTTAACCTCCTTATTGAATCCAGGGAATACGGAAGTGATGGACTTAGTGGGGATGCCATACGCCCGGGCCAGCACTTCATCGCGGGGGCGGCCCAGCAGCTTCTTGGTGAAGTCGGACGTATCAAGAAAGGCGTTGTCCTCCGTCCAGAAGTAGTAGATTGCGGTGTTGGGCCGGGACAGCGACTCCTGCATAATGGGCAGTTCTTTGCCCACCAGCGGCGCAAACCGCTTCTTGAGGGTCTTCGTCTTGCCTAGGATGTCCTGCACCAGCGGCGTCCAGCCCGTTAGGGTGGTAAACGTCAGCAGGATGCGTCCGTGGAAATCGCTCGTTCGGTATTGCAGCGTCTCCCACATCTTCTGCGGGCATTCTTCGTCGCACCAAATCAGGTGGGCCTTGTAGCCCTCGGCAATCTGGGCGTCGTTGGCGTAAGCACGGTAATTACTGAACTTGATCGACCCACCGCGCACGGCACCGGACAGCGGGGGCAAGATGCAGATGTTGTCGGTAAACCCGTTCTTCTGACTGTACTGGACGGAGTGGTTTAGGCCCTTCTTGGTGGGCAGCCGGCGGATGCCGATGGGCAGGGCATCATAAATCATCCGCTGCTGGTCCTCGATGCTCCGGTCCTCGTTGACGTGATAGGCCCGGACCTCGGCAGAGGGGATGCTGCCGCAAGCCCACACGCATAACCGGCTGGCAAAAATCGATTTCGACGAGCGGTTGCCACCTAAGATGATGTGGTTCTGGTACTTACCCCAGTTTGCCATCACCTCCTGCCACATTGGCAGGGTCCAGCCGGCACCCACGGGGTTGTCCAACGCTTGTTTGTTCCGTTCTTCCCGGAAAGCGAGGTACTCGATCAGCTTGTCCTGCGGCCAGGCGGCCAAGTCGTCCCGCTCCGGGATCGGCACCCACGGGATGCCAAAAGTGGGCGTGAAATCATCCGCAAAGTGTACGTCACCGAGTGGCATTGCGCTTTTTAAGGTTTACGGCGTAAGACTGACGGGCGGAAAGGAGTTGTTCCCACGGGATAATGCCTTGGCCGTCCACGTTTAGGCCGGCGGGCTCGGCAATGATGGACAAACGGGCGTATTCCCGCGCTCCTTCGATGTCGGGCTCGATGAGCCACTCATCCACGCAGCGTTTGGTTACCATTTCCATCTGCTAGAACCGGCTTGGGCTGAAGCAAGTGGCTAAAACCGGCCATAAACCTTATAAGATGCGCTAATATCCATAGAAATGCCTGACTTTGACGTTTCCGGCACTGCGTCCGTGGACCACCGTGCGGTTTCCTCTATGAAACGCATCCTCATTGCCACGCCGCTGAAGGGCGACATTCCCCGCAGCTACTTCAAGACCAGCCTGCAACTGGCTGCCGCCAAGATTCCGGACGTCAAACTGGACTGGTGCCTCTTGGAGGGGCCGGCAGTGCAGCAGGCGCGGAACGAACTCGTGGCCTACGCCTTTGAGCACAAGTTCGACGAGCTGGTCTGGTGGGACAAGGACGTGCTGGCCGAGCAGCACGGCGAGGATGTGACCGCTGGGGCGCTCTTGCGGCTCCTCAAGCACGACGTGGACATCGTCTGCGCCATCTACGCCACCCGCTCGCTCAAGACGCACTGGCATATGCACCTGATTCCCGGTGAGCACGCCAACGAGGAGGGGCTGCAAAAGGTGTCCCGGTCGGCCCTAGGCTTTTCCAAGATGAAGATGAGCGTGTTTAAGCGCATCGCGGAGCTGAACTCCTGGCGCCGGGGGATCTTGGTGGACCCCAATCACCCGCCGCATCCGCTGCACGAGTTCTTCCCGATGGGGCTGCAGGGGCCGGGCACGCCGGAACGCCGGCTGGAAACTATCCGTGAGACACTCGGTGAGCCGGCCAAGAACAATGACATTATGGTCGAGCGCATCAAGCGACTGGTGGACCTCAAGTACGATGAGCCCAACGTGTTTGTTTCGGAGGATTACTGGTTTTGCGACCTCGTGCAAAAGGCCGGCATCGATATCCACGTCGATACAAAACTCATTATGGCCCACTCGGGCAAGGTGGCCCTGCCCATCGAGACCCCGCAGCTCCTAGAAATGCTGTCTGAGCCGTGGCGCAAGGACGAGATCAAGGCCATCAAGGCTGAGATGCTCGCCCAGAAGGAGGCAGCCAAGTGAGGGAGTTTACCAACACTTGGTTCCAGCAGACGGCAGAGACCAACTTCATCAACAATCTGCTGCCAAAGAAGGCGCAATTCAAGAAGGCCATCGAGATCGGCTGCTATGAGGGCCAAGCCACCTGCTGGCTGCTCGACCATATGGCGTTCGATTATATCGTCGGCATCGATACGTGGAAAGGCAGCGTGGAACATCTTGGCATTAAGATGCAGGCCGTCTGGGAACGATTTGTCCGCAACACCAACTACGGGCAGGGCGGCCCGCTTTTGGTCGATGTGGACGAGTCGGTTTACAAACTTACTGAGTATGTACAGCGCAAGGATTACAGCCGCTTCGACTTCATCTACGTTGATGGCAGCCACCTCGCCAAGGACGTCCTGACGGATGCGGTGCTGGCGTGGCAAATCCTGGAGCCGGGTGGGTACTTGGCGTTCGATGACTACACTTGGACGGAAAAGCCCCGGCAGGAG